CCGCAGCCGCCGAAAGTTTGAGACGGGGCGGCCCTTACCGGGAAAGAACGGGAACATATACCAAGGACTGGACGCACGACCAAAGGAGCAGCAGGACAAGCGTTATTACCGGATTAAATGGGTACAGTGTCTACAACAAAAAACACTATCAGTTGACCCATTTACTGGAAAAAGGGCACCAGTTACGCAAGGGCGGCAGGAAAGTAGGAAACGTAAAGGCGTTTGAACACATTGCACCAGTAAACGAAACCCTGGGAGATTTGGCCGTTTCAAAAATCCGTCAGAAAGTGAGGGGATAACATGACCGTAAATGTAAGCATTTTGGTGGAGAGGGCAAAAGCATTTTCAAAAAAATATGGCGTGCCGATAACTAAAAACCAGTTTGAGGGAACGCTTGATGACCCGGTGCCGGAACTTCCATACATGGTTTGGCTATCTTCACATGAGACGGGAAGAGGGGCGGACGGGTTTAACAACCTAAAAGCCCAGGACGTTGACTTTGAACTTTATACGCAGCAGGACAACCAGGAACGTGAGGACCTGGCAAAAGCATTTGAAGCGGAAGTGTTGCAGGACGTGGAATATGACGTATTGGTGGCACCTATCCCGGACGAGGAATGTTTCCAAACGGCGTATGAAGTCCGGGGATTATTGACAAAAACGAAAGGAGTAAACAGAGCATGAACAAAGAAAGCATTGTTTTGGGTTCCGGCGATTTGTATTGTACCGAGTTTATGGGAACAAATGCGGCGTTGCCGAGCAACGAAGTATTGGAAACCGAGGAAAACCGCCTGGGCCATATCAAAGGCGGTGCAGAAATCGAGTATGCACCCTCTTTCTACGAAGCCAAGGACGATATGGGCAAAGTTTCCAAGGTTATCCTTACGGAAGAGGAAGCAACCTTTAAATCCGGTATTATGACGTGGTGCGGAGAGACATTGAAAAAGTTGTGTCAGACCGCAAGAGTGACCGAGGACACACAAAAGAAAATCCGCACTGTCAAGATTGGCGGCGTGGGAAATGCGGACGGAAAGCGTTATGTTATTCATTTTGTCCATAAGGATAACGTGGACGGAGATATAAGAGTAACCATTGTGGGAAACAACCAGGCCGGATTTACGATTGCCTTTGCAAAAGACAGCGAAACGGTCATTGACGCAGAGTTTAAAGCCCAGCCCATGGACAAAGAGGGCACATTGATTACCTACCAGGAAGAAATGGACGTTACCGCCGCAAGCGGAGAGTAAGGACAGTAAGAGCGGCCAGGGAGCGGAACCCAGGCCGCTTATTTTGAAAGGAGAAAAAGACCATGGCAGTAAAGGAATTTAATTGTAACAAGTTAAAAAGGACGTTTTGGCCTTTTACTTTAAAGGACAAGGTGGACGAAAACGGCAATGTGGTGGAAAAAGGAAAGAAAATTGTGGTCCGTATGCCGCAGAAGAAAGTTTTTGAAGCAATTAAGGAAATCCCGGACATGGACGAGGACAACGCTACCGCAGAGGACACGGAAGCAATTTACCGCCTTGTGGCAGCAGTATTAAACAACAATATGGGCAAGGTTCCGGTAACGGAAGAGGACGTGGCGGACTATGACATTGAAGAGTGTACCGCCATTCTTAACGCCTACATGGAATTTGTGAATGAGTTAAAACAGAACCCAAACTAATTATGCCTTTTTATCCACGCCAGGATAAAGGGGACGATATACCCTATACGCTATCTACACGCCCGGAAAAACTGGTAATGGATTATTGCCATATCGACATTTACGAAGTCCAGGAAATGGAAATAGATGTGTATTTGTTTTTTATGCGTGAAGCAATGATTTTTGAAAATTCAAAAACAGACGAGGGACGGGAATACCTTAGAAATTGTTGGAGAATGGAGCAGACGAAGCCGGACCGTGAGGGATTGCGAAAGAATTTTAGAAAGAAAGGGGGCTAAGAAGTGGCAAATAGCAAAATCAGAGGAATTACTATTGAGATTGGCGGCGATACTACAAAACTGGACAAGGCCCTGGGAAGCGTTGATAAAAAGGTAAAGGGAACGCAAGTTGAACTTAGGGAAGTAAATAAACTTTTAAAAATCGACCCGACCAACACGGAAATGTTGGCACAAAAGCAAGCCCTTTTGACAGACGCTATTTCTGAAACCAAGGAAAAACTGGACATTCTGAAAAATGCAGAAAGCCAGGTGCAGGAGCAATTTAAAAAAGGCGAGGTTTCAGAAGAGCAGTACAAAGCATTAAAAAGAGAACTGGGAAGAACAGAAGTAGAACTTGCAAATTTAGAGGAAGCGGCCAGGCAGACAGACACGGCCATTGAAGAGTTAGGGAAATCTTCCAAACTTTCCGGCGAAGAACTGAAAGAAGCAGAGGAAAAGGCCGGGGATTTTAAAGAAACCCTGGGAGATTTGGGCGGAAAGGCAGAAACGGCAGCCAAAGCCCTGGGGGCCGGTTTTGTTGCCGCTGCTACATATGCCACAAAATTTGAAACAGATTGCGACAAGGCTTTAAATACCGTTATTACACAGACGGGGGCGGCAGACACAGAAGTTGAGGGGTTGGAAGAAACCCTTTTAAGCATTTATAAAGATAATTTTGGCGAGGACATTAACGACATTGCATTAGCAATGTCCGCAGTTAAGCAGCAGACCGGACAGACCGGGAAAGAACTGAAAAACACAACGGAAAACGCTATTTTAATGCGTGATACCTTTGATATTGATGTGAACGAAAGCATTAGGGGCGTAAATGCCATGATGAAACAATTCGGCATATCATCAGAGGAAGCATACAACCTTTTAGCCCAGGGGGCACAAAAGGGATTGAACCAAAACGGAGATTTGGCGGACCAGTTGGCGGAATATTCCGTTTACTATGCAGACATGGGCTTGTCAGCAGAGGAAGCGTTTAACATGATAGCCAACGGAGCCAAAAACGGCACTTTTCAGATAGACTATTTGAATGACGCCGTGAAAGAGTTTGGTATCAGAGCAAAAGACGGAACATCAGACGAAGCATTTAAACAGTTGGGCCTTGACGTGGACGATTTAAAAACAAAGTTTGCACAAGGCGGAGAGGGGGCAAAAGAAGCATTTAAAACTGTAAATGAAGCCCTTTTCTCATGTGATGACGAAGTACAAAGAAACCTTTTGGGCGTGGCAATGTACGGGACCAAGTGGGAAGATTTGGGAGAGGACGCCATACGTGCCTTAGTGGACACACAAGGGGAAATATCGGCAACCAATGACGCACTGGGAACGATAAACGAGAATAAATACAACGACCTGGGAAATCAGATTGAAGAGTTAGGCAGAAACCTCAAAACGGACCTTGTAAAGCCGATAGGCGAGGAACTAAAGCCCGTAATAAGTGACGTAATCAAAGAAGTAAAAGGAAAAATACCGGAAGTTAAAACACTTGTGCTTGCGGTAGTGAGTAAGGTAAAAGATTTTATTTCTTTTATGTCGAGGAACGGGACACAAATTATTTCTATTATTGCCGGAATTGCCGCCGGAATGTTGGCGTGGAATGTGGTAACTATGATACAAGGGTTAGTGGCGGCAATAAAAGTATGGAAAGCAACAACCGAGGGCGTAACCATAGCACAGAAAATTTTGAATACAGTAATGGCCGCCAATCCGATAGGCATTGTTATAACGGTGGTGGCCGCACTGGTAGCCGCATTAGTAACGCTTTTTGCAACCAACGAAGATTTTAGAAACAAAGTCATAGCGGTATGGGAAGCGGTAAAAGAAGCGGCGTCAAAAGTTTTCGGTGCAATAGCGGACTTCTTTACTGTTACGATACCCAACGCCTTTAATGGTTTTATAAATTTCATAAAAAGCAACTGGCAGGCCCTTTTATTATTGATTGTAAACCCGTTTGCCGGGGCTTTTAAACTTCTCTATGATAATTGTGGTGCTTTCCGTGAATTTGTGGACAATTTTGTACAAAATATAAAGCAATTTTTTCAAAATTTGTGGAACGGCATTGTATCCATATTCCAGGGTGTGGGCCAGTGGTTTATTGACAGATTTACGGAAGCCTATAACGGCGTGACGGGTGTATTTTCGGCAATCGGCCAGTGGTTCGGTGCCCGGTGGCAGGATATAAAGAACGCCCTGGCAACGGTGGCGTCCTGGTTCCTTACTATGTTTACCAACGCCTATACCAATGTGAAAAATGTTTTTTCCGCAATCGGCTCCTGGTTCGGTGCAAGGTGGACGGAAATAAAAACCGCCCTTTCCGCCGTTCCGTCATGGTTCGGTACGCAGTTTCAAAACGCATGGACGAATATTAAAAACGCCTTTGCCAATGTGACTTCTTTCTTTTCCGGTTTGTGGGAAAAAATCAAAGGCTGTTTTGTAAATGTGGGCGTAAAAATCGGTTCGGCGGTTGGGGACGCTTTTAAATCAGCAATAAACAGTTGTCTTTCTACCATAGAGGGCGTTGTGAATAAGTTTATCGGAATGATAAATGGCGTTATTGGCGTCATCAATGAGATACCGGGCGTTTCGCTTTCAAAAATCAGTACGCTTTCCCTGCCGAGACTGGCAAAGGGCGGAGTATTGAAAGAGGGCACCGCCATGGTAGCGGAAGCAGGCCCGGAACTTCTTAGTATGGTAAACGGAAAAGCAGTTGTAACACCGCTTTCCGGCAGTGCAAAGAACCAGGCCATGGAAAACGCAGGAAAGGGCAGCGGTGGGTATGTTCAGAATGTGAACATCACAAGCCCCAAGGCATTAAGCCCGTATGAGATAGCGAGACAGACCAGGTTACAGACAAGAAGCATGATTTTGGCAGTACAAAGGGGGTAAGGGAAAATGTCAGACATTAAAGTGGTTTGCACCAGTGACAAAAACGTGTCCCTTACCTTTACCTGGGACGATTTTACGCCGTTCCACCTGGTAGACATTGAGGGGATTTACGGCATTGAAAGCAACGTGGTAACAAGTGAGAACACAACCACGGACGGCAGCACCTACCAGGGAGCCACCGCAAAGGAAAGAAACATTGTCATTACCCTGGAAATGGATAGCAATTATAAAGAAAACCGCAATCTTTTATACCGCACATTCCCCATAAAGCGGACGGGAACAATGCAGTACATAGAGGACGGCGAAGCCAAGGCCATAGAATATGAGGTTGAAAGTGTTATACCGGGAGCCACAACGGGCGTGGTGCGTGATTACACCATTTCCCTTAAATGCACGGACCCGTATTTTAAGGACCTGGCAGACATTGAAGTGGTTATGGCGTCATGGGTCAGTGACTTCTATTTTCCGGCGTGCTTCCCGGAAGAGGGCCGCATATTTGGACACCGTGAAGCGGATTTGGTAAAGGAAATTGAAAACGAGAGCGGAGCGGACAACATAGGTATTGTGGTTATATTCCGGGCGGACGGAGCCGTGAAGAACCCGGCCATTTACCACACGGAAAGCGGAGAATTTACCAAGGTTGGATATTCGGACAATGATTTTATCATGTCATCCGGTCAGTATGTGATTATAAACACCTACACCGGAAAGAAAAATGCCTACCTTTTGGACGGCGTGACCCAGGCAGAGATTGAGAACCACAAAGACAATTACGGGGTCATTGACTGGGACACTGTTATTGAAAAATACGGGACGGTAATAAACGAGTATTTGGACGAGGACGGGGAATTTATCCAGTTGCAGGACGGAACCAATACATTGACATACACGGCGGACGAGGGCACCAATTACCTTTCCGTGTCGGTATATTACAGAATTTCATATTTGGGGGTGTGATTATGGAAATACACGTTTATGACCGGAACCTTAGACGCCTGGGGCATATCGAAAATCACACGTCTTTGCAGTGGCACCGAAAATATTACGAATGTGGCACGTTTGAGTTACATTGTCCGGTAACGGCGGAAAATTTACGGCTATTGCAACCGGGGAACATTATAACCAAGGGGGACAACAAGCAGGAAGCCGCCGTGATACGTGGGGACCAGGCGGAAGAGGAAAGCACCCTGGTAAATGAGATTACCAGGAACGGGTTTTTTCTTCCCGTCTACCTGGGGGACCGGTTGACGGGTCCGCAGTTTAATTTTAACGGAACCGTGGAAGCGGCCATGCACTACATGATTGGACGTATGGAGAAAATACCGCTTTTACAGATAGGAGCCACGACCGGGGACACCACAAAAGTGCAATTCCAGGCAACTTATAAGAATGTCCTGGAATACTTCACGAAGTTGGCGAAGTTTGCAGAAATAGGTTTCCGTATCGTGCCGGACTTCAAAAAAAAGACCATGACCTTTGAAACCTACAAAGGCGTGGACCGTACCCAGGCACAAGGGGAAAATCCCAGGGTCATATTTTCGGAGAGTTACGACAATTTGAACCAGGCAAAACATAATTACAGTGACGCAACCTATAAGACCAAGGTAATTGTGGGCGGAGCCGGGGACGGCCTGGCCCGTATCTTTGTAACCGTGGGCGGCGGAACCGGATTTGATTTACGGGAAGTGTTTTTGGACGCCAAGGACATAAACAAAGAAGCACTTACGGACGCCGAGTATTTGGAAGCCCTTAAAACCAGGGGGCAGGAGTTTCTTAACGAAAACAAGATATTTGAAAACTTTGAAGCGGAAGCGGAAGCAGATGTAAATTTTACCTACGGAAAAGACTATGACCTGGGGGACGTTGTGACCGTAAAGAAGAAAAAGTGGAACACCGCACAGAACCTTAGAATTACGGAACTTTGCGAGGTTTACGAATATGGGGGCATGTATGTGGTGCCTACTTTTGGGGACGCCCTACCCACAACAATAAAATGGGACGAATAGAGGAAAGGAGAGGAAAAAGACCATGGCAGTAAGAGGATTTTTTTACAATGCTACCGACCTAAACGATAAAGAGCATATGTATAACGGCCAGGACATGAACGAGGACAAAGCCCCGTTCTATAAAGAGGGCGTTGCATACGGTCATTTGCAAGTGACGGCACCGGGCGGCACCATGGAAGTGACGGTGGACGGCGGAACCCGGACCGGGTACGCATATATCAATTTACATACTATCCACAATACCGCACCGTTGACCCTTACATTGAGCCAGGCAAGCGGAACACTTCCAAGGATTGACCGCATTGTATTAAGGAATGACGAAACTGAAAGAAAGCCGAGTATTTACGTCTTAGAGGGTGCTTTTTCAAGCAATCCGCAGGCCCCGGAACTGGTAAACAATGATGTTATCCAGGAAAAGAGCCTGGCCCGTGTCTATGTGGCTGCCGGAGCGGTTGAGATTACCCAGGCAGACATTACAGACGAAAGGCCGGACAAGACGGTTTGCGGCTTTATCGGTTCACAGTTTGAAGAACTGGACTTTTCCCAGTGGTCCGCCCAGTTTAACAAATGGTTTTCAAGCGAGAAAAGAGCGGTGGAAAAAGACCATGCCGCTTTCATCAAAGAATACACCACAATGGTGCAGCAGTTTCAGACGGAGCGGACGGCACAGTGGGACGAATGGTTTGCAGCAAAGCAGGAGCAGCTTGCCGGGGACGTGGCCGGAAAATTGCAGTTGCAGATTGACGGATTAAGAACCAAGGTTCACAACATGGCCCACAAAGTCAATGTTGCTTACTTACTGGAAACAATCCAGGCGGCGGTCACGGTAACGCTCACGAACATTACAACGGGAACGGTGCAGACGGCGGCAATTACAGAAAGCGGAATAGGCTTTTACATCACGGAAGCCGGGGACTATACCCTGGAAACCGATATGGAAAGTGTTATGGTAACGCCAAAGCGGCTTTCCATAGATTATATGGACCTTATGCACACAACCACGGTTTCCTTGCGTGAGGGCACCAATATGGCCTATATCGGCAATTACATGGGAACTTATTTATTAAAAGAAAGCGAGGTATAACACATGAAAGGATTTCCTAAAGTAATCAAAACCAAGTCCGACCTGGTAAACACCTTTAAACTGGTGCAGAAAAAGAGACTGAAAAAGGAAGATTGGTTGGCAGCAGTTGAAAAACTGGAAAATCAGAACTGGATTATGTGCCCGGTCATTGAACTGTCAGAGGACAGAAAGACGGTAAAAATTATGTTTTGTGCAGAGGTGGCAGCAGGGCAGAAAATCAAGAATGGAGCCGTTTACCCTACCGTCCAGGACGTTGAAACGGTGGAAGTGGAGAAAGATACCACCGAAGCGGAAAACGCCGCCACAGAGGGCCAGGAAGCCGCCACAGAGGGCAACACGGCAGCAGGGCAGGGCAACACAATTTATTTTACGGTGCTTACCCTTTCAAAAGCCGTAAACATTGGCACGGTATCAATCGGTATTCCGGCGGCGGTTACGTTCTATGACCGTATGGGTATCACGGAAGAGGAAGTGGAAGAAATGAAAGGAGCATTGGCATAATGAGCAGACTTTTTATTTATGACGAGAATATGACGGACGAGCGGGCCAAAATCACGGTTGCCAAAATGGCGGCCATTTCCGACATTGTGGCACCGGAAAAAGAGTATATCCAGTACAGTGCCCAGGGAGCCGTTACAATTATGGCCGGGTGCGTCATTGCGGTAGGAGAAAACGCAGTATTTAAGACGGCGGAAACGGTACTCACCAAAGCCAATTTGGACCAGGGAAGCGATTTTGTACACGGTTCGGACTATTACATTTACATTTGTGACCCTGGGACGGACGCACAGGACGAACTTTATTTGATTTCCTTAAATTCTTCCTGGCCGGACGGGGACGCCTGGGACGATACCAATACCCGTAAAATCGGCGGTTTCCATTATGGCCGTGTAAGAAATACGGACGATTACGGGCGTGCGGTCAATGCGTCCGGGTCCGTAAGGGGCAGCGGTTGGGAGAGTAACACCCGTGTGGATATTCTGCCAAACAGTGTATGGACCACAAAGCACCGTCCGAAATGCGACCCGTCCGGTATGGTGTACCTGGGGAACGCATTATGGGGAGACATCTACCTTTCCAGTGATGACGGGGCCAATGGTTTACAATCCGTGTACGGCGGCACGCCGATAACCGGAACCGAGGGCCTTAACTGGTATATCGCAGGAGAACGGGCCAGACGTGTAGGGAAACGCTTGCCGGATTACATGGAATTTACCGTGGCAGCAGACGGAAGCCCCCAAGGCCTTGACGCTTCCAACACAAACGGACACACAGCCACCACAAACAAGGCAAGAACCGCAGTTGGAAAGATTGCCAACGCCGTGAGTGCGTTTAATATATGTGACCTGGTGGGGAATGTGTGGAAATGGCTAAATGAACTTTTGCACGACCCAACGGCGGCAAGTGCGGCATGGTATGACGTTTTCGGTGGCGGCTATGGTCAAGCGTATATGTATTCAAGCACTGGCTTGCACGCCATCATTGGCGGCGGCTATTGGAACAACGGCGTGCATTGCGGTTCACGGGCAGTCTATTGCAACTATTACCCGTGGGGCGTGAACCCATACATTGGCGTGTGGTGCGTGTGTGACAGTCTGTAATCCCGTAGGGGTGGGCGAAAGCCCAACCCCTACAACGAAGAGGAAAAGAAGTAATGGCAGAGGAAAAAGAACCGGAACAAATAGACGCCTACATGGGCACTATGGAATTGTACCAAAAAATTTATGATTTTCTTTTATACATTTACCCTATCCTGGCCCAGTTTCCGAAATTTGAAAAGTTTGCATTGCAGACGCAGATTAAGACGGCAATATTTGAAATGCTAAAGGACGTAATCCATTTCAAGAAAACGGGTACGAAAAGCCATATTTATGCGGCGGACGTGGAATTGCAGCAGATTAAAACATTGATACGTCTATCATACGATTTGCAGTATAAAGCAATAAGCAAGCACCGCTATGAGGTCATCAGCCGCCACACCAGGGCAATAGGCGGCACCATGAACGGCGTCATTGAAGCGGTAAAGGCCGGAACCTGGAAGCCGGACAAGTAAATGATTTGGGGAAACTGTTAATTCGCACCGGGCCTTTCCTGGCTTGCACGCCCTCATTGGCGGCGGCAATTGGAACAACGGCGTGCATTGCGGTTCACGGGCCGTCAATTGCAACAATTACCCGTGGAACGTGAACACGAACATTGGCGTGTGGTGCGTGTGTGACTAATCGGCATTTTCAGACACAGAAGCCCCTAAAAAGGCCACTGGCAAAGATTTATCAATCTATCTTTATGATAAGTCAGACGGTTTTCCCGTTCCGGCGTTTGTCCGGACAAATTAACAAAGGCACCGCCGTTTGAGTAAAAATTATTTGAAAATTGGTAGGGCAAAAATGAAAACAGTTAAAGGATTACATGAGAAAATGTACACCTTTGACAATGCCAATATCTCATTCCACAAAGCCGCAGAAAACAAGCGGTTCCATGAAGAGGTATTGGCTTTTTCTATGTCAAAGGAAGATGAACTATTGAGGGCGTGCGAGGAAGTGGAAACACTCACATATTCCCAGGGACCTTATACCGTGTTCAAAGTGTGGGAGCCAAAAGAGCGGCTTATCATGGCCTTACCATTTTATGACAGAGTGGTGCAGCACATGATTGTAAACGCAATCGGACCGGTATTTGAAGAAAGGTTTTATTGCCATTCTTATGCTTGCCGTGAGGGGAAAGGTATGCACGCCGCAAGCAATCAGTTATACAAATGGCTTTATGAACTTATGGTTGTGCAGGGGCTACGGATATACGCCTTTAAAGGGGATATAAGTAAATACTTTGCGTCTATACCGCATGACGGCCTAAAAGATGAAAACAGACGGTACATAGGGGACAAGAAAGCCCTTTACCTTACGGATAACATCATAGACAGAAACGGCATATTGCCGGACGGTGTGGGCATACCCGTGGGGAACCTTACAAGCCAGTTATTTGCCAATGTGTACGGCAACCGCCTGGATAAATTCATAAAACACACCTTGCACATTAAATATTACGTCCGGTATATGGACGATTTTATAATTCTTTCCCCAGATTTAAACCAGTTAAAGGAATGGGAAAAGCGGATTGAAGAATTTTTGGAAGAGGAAATGAAATTGCACATAAACCCTAAAAGCACCATTCTATACGCCGGAAACGGCGTGGACTTTTGCGGATATATCCACCACCCAACATATAGGAAAGTGCGTAAGGGGTCCGTCCGGCGGCTGAAAAAGGACGTAAAGCACCTAAAGGCAGGGGAACTGGACCGGGAAACATTTAACCGGAAATATCAAAGCCGCCTGGGGCACATGGGTCACGCCGACACCTACCATGTAACAAAGGCTATTGAATATGATTTACTGTTTTGGGAGTATGAGCAGACCCAAAGCGGCCTTTTGGTTCCGGTGTAAGTGGGTCAGAATTTCAACGCCATGGGGCGTATGATAAGCCCATGGACATTTAAGGAAAGGAAGATAAAGGAATGAATTTACAGACACTTATTATTGCAATGAGTATTCCGAGCGGCGTAACCGCTTTCTGTTTTTGGGTGATTGAACAGAAAATAAAAAAGCAGCAGACGGAAGCGGAAGAAAAAGAAAAAATCCGTGAAAAAAACGAGGTCCTTATCATAAAAAGCGTCATGGCGTCTATTGCCCTGGGGGAAGCAGCGGCCACGGCCTTAAAGAATGGACACGCCAATGGAGAGACAGAAGCCGCCCTGGAATATGCCCGTAAGATTAAGCATGAACAAAAGGACTTCTTGACGGAGCAGGGCATAAAAGGGATTTACGAATAATCAGAACCAACAAGCCAAGCGGCTTTTGGAAATATAAGAAAGGAGAAAAGACCACATGAAAAACATTAACTGGACCAGGAAATTGACAAGCCGGAAAATGTGGACGGCGGTAGCGTCATTTGTTTCCATGATGATTGTAGCCACCGGGGGAGCAGAGAACACCGCCACCCAGGTAACGGCCCTTATCATGGCCGGGGCGTCCGTGGTGGCCTACATCATTGGCGAGGGTTTGACAGACGCCGCCAACGTGGAAACCGAAGTGAAAGTGACAACGGAAGAGGAAGTGTAAACCATGGACAAGCAGGAGTTTATTAAAAGGATTGCCGGGTGCGTGCAGAAATACGCCCCGGCATACGGGATTTTGGTACATAGTCCGATTATAGCCCAGGCGATACTCGAAAGCGGTTGGGGAGAAAGCCGCCTGGCCGCCGTGTATCACAATTACTTTGGGCTGAAATGTGGGACAAAATGGACCGGGAAAAGCGTAAACCTTTCCACCATGGAAGAATATACGCCGGGAACCCTTACGCAGATTAAGGACAATTTCCGGGTGTATGACAACATGGAAGAGGGTGTAAAAGGCTATTTTGAGTTTATCCAGTTGTCCAGGTATCAGAATTTACGGGGCATTACAGACCCGGAAACGTACCTTAAAACCATTAAGGCGGACGGGTACGCAACCAGTAGCAAGTATGTGGACAATACCATGAGGATTGTTACACAGTACGATTTGCAGCAGTATGATGTGAAAGGAGCCGGAAGCATGGCGAAATTGGCAAGTGCAGTATTAGCCCAGGCAAGGGCGTGGATTGGCAGAAATGAAGCGGACGGCACCCACAAGGGCATTATTGACGTGTACAACGGCCATAAACCATTGGCGAGGGGTTACAAAGTCAAATATACAGACGCCTGGTGTGCCACCTTTGTTTCTGCCGTGGCTATCAAGTGCGGTTTAACTGGCATTATACCGACAGAGTGCGGTTGCGGCCAGATGATTGCATTATTCAAGAACCTGGGGGAATGGCAGGAAAGCGACAGCAGGACGCCAAGCCCTGGGGACATTATTTTTTATGATTGGGACGATACCGGGGCCGGGGATTGTACCGGGTGGCCGGACCATGTGGGCATTGTTGAGAGCGTGAGCGGCGGAAAGATTACAGTTATTGAGGGCAATAAAAACAATGCCGTAGGCCGCAGGACATTGGCCGTAAATGGCCGCTATATCCGTGGCTATGGCGTGCCGAAGTATGACAAGGAAGCCGCCGGGAGCGGGTCCCAGGCAACAAAGAGCGTGGCCGCAGTAGCCAAGGAAGTAATTGCCGGGAAATGGGGCAACGGAGAGGACAGAAAGAACCGTCTTACCGCCGCCGGGTACAATTACAAAGTCGTCCAGGACCAGGTAAATGCCTTACTGAAAGGCACCGCCGCCGCAACAAAGAGCGTGGCCGCAGTAGCCAAAGAAGTAATTGCCGGGAAATGGGGCAACGGGAAAGAGAGAAAGAACCGCCTGGAAGCCGCAGGGTATAATTACAATGAGGTCCAGGCAAAAGTCAACGCTATGTTGAGATAGTAACTATCAATACCGCCTTTTGGAATACGTCCGCCAGGGACGTGCAAGGAATTTAATATGTCACGGAGAAAGGACACGTCAATAAAAGGCGTGTCCCTTTGTCTAATGTATTTCCAGTAATTCGTCATAAGTTGTTTGAAGAACATCACGAATACCTTTTAATTGGCTCAACTGTATATGTTGTATTCCCCTTTCGATTTTTACCAATGCTTCACGGGTTATGTCTATATCAAGTAATTGTAAATCACGGACAAGAGCGGTTTGCCCTATATTGCGTGATTTTCTTATTCTTCTTATATTTTGGCCTATGGTATTTCCGGTATCGTCTTTTATTTTGACTTGTAACATTGCGGCCCCTTTCTGGACTAATATTAGTCCTTTTTTCTTTATTTTACGGGGAAGTATGTGTTATAATGGGACTAATACAAGTCCACTATTGAATTACATAATGGGGACGCAGTATAAAACCAACAAAAGGAGATTGGAAAATGGGACTTTTCGGAAAGAAAAAAGAAGTGAAAGAACAAAAGCCGATTGAAGAGGTAATGGCTCAAAATGTATTTGGAAAAACATTATTGCCTGGGGAAAAGATTGATTATTGTATTCAAGGAAAAGGCCAGGCGGAAAAGTTGGTTTTTTCAACGGCAGTTTTGGCGGTAACTGAAAAAAGGTGCCTATATTTTGAGCAGGACGGGAGCCAATCAAAAACGGAAACGCTCATGTATGACAAAATCGTTGCCATATCCCAAAATACGGGATTTGAAAAGAAAATGGGAAATTATATTGGCGTAACCATTACCACGGCGGACGGAAAAGACAGAGTGGTAAGGTGCGTAAACAATGAAACAAACCAGGCAAAAGTCAACGAAATTATTTTCATGATAGAAAGCAGAAGATAAAAACAACCCTCAATGTGAAGCGGAAAGCAGCCACACATTGAGGGATTTTTATAAAAATAAAAATATGTCGTAATATGTATTGACATATGCCGACATATGTTATATAATAAAGACAGTTAAGAGAGATACTTAACGAATACATGGGCAAGCATAGAAAGGAGATAACATGAGCGAGAACATGACAGACAAGCAAATGGAAGTAATCCTTAACCTGGTAGCCGATAAATTCAGTAATTGCAAGAACATGGAAGAGGTTGCCAAAGCGGTGCAGGAAGTTAGAGACATGGCAAAAAAAGAAAAGCCTAACGAATAGGCTTTAGGGATACAGAAAGGGCGGTGGACTTGCCAAAGCCGCCCAAACTGTAAAATTATTATAAATCATTTGGCAAGAGAAAGGAAGAGGGAATTTGCCGAAATAGGAAGAGAGGTTGGAAAATGCCAAGAACTAAAACTGGAGAATTTAATCAAATTGCATACCAAACCGAGTTTAACAAACGGAATTATGACCGCATAGAAATAAAGGTGCCAAAAGGTAGAAAAGCAGTAATAGTAGCGGCAGCAACGGCAGCAGGGCAGAGCGTAACCGAATTTATCAGCCAGGCCATTGACGAAAAAATGGGAAGCGGTGGACAGTAGAGCCACCGGGAAAGGATAAGAAATAGAAAAAACCGCCAGGGCGGCAGAAAGAGCCGCCCGGCAATTAAAACGGCCACGCCGACCATGGGCGGCGTGAGGGTCCGAAGCCCCTAAAAACAGTTGACGGGTTGCAATGGTGGGCATTGTGGTGTTGGTTGACAAGTTTCTGCCAGGGTTTAATGTGAACCGGGCGGCGTGTAGCAGAACAGGCAAACAGACGGCACGCCTGGGCGGTGGGCAATCGTCCTAACCAAAATAAAAGTTGGGAGCCTGGACCCCACAATGTCCACATCATTGTAAATAGAAAAAGTATAACGCACCGGGCACAATATGAATTACGATTACCATAGGAATTACTTGCCGGGAAGCGATAAAACAACGGCACGGACTTTTTCGTGCCCGTTTTATCACAAGAGAGGTAATTTCATGGGAAAATTATTTAAACATTTGAGCCAAAACGATAGAATTAAAATGGAAACTATGTTAAATTCCGGCCATAAAGTAGTAGAGGTTGCGGAATATTTGCACGTTCATAGAAGCACTATTTATAGGGAAATAAAGGGGGGAGAATATACCCACAGAAATAGCGATTACACCGAGGAAACAAGGTATAGCAGCGATTTGGGACAAAAGAACCATGATTGGAACGCCCAGGGAAAAGGGCGGAATATAAAAATAGGAAATGACCGCCCACTTGCGGAGTATATAGAGGGGAAAATAATAGAAGATAAATATAGCCCGGAAGCGGCATTGGCGGCGGCAGCAGAAAGCGGTATAGAGTTTACTACTTCTATCAGCGTAAGAACATTATACCGATACATTGACAAGGGAATTTTCCTTAAACTCACAAACAAAGATTTGCCAGTAAAGGGAAAAAGGAAAAAGCACAATAAAAGGGTTAAAGTGCAAAAAAGAGCGTCCGCAGGGGAAAGCATAGAAAACCGCCCGGACGAAGTAAAGGACCGGGAAATTTTTGGACACTGGGAAATGGACACGGTAAAGGGCAAACAAGGGGTAACAAAGTCGTGTATGCTTGTGCTTACGGAGAGAAAAACAAGAGATGAAATAATAGTGAAGTTGCCGGACCAAAAGGCGGCCAGTGTAGTAGAAGCCATTGACCGATTAGAAAGGAAATGGGGCGATATGTTCACAAAGGTATTTAGAAGCATTACCGTAGATAACGGCGTGGAGTTTTCAGACTATGAGGGGTTGGAACGGTCTGTATTACATGAGGGAGAAAAGCGGACATTTGCCTTTTATTGCCACCCTTATAGCAGTTGGGAGAGGGGCAGCAATGAAAACAATAACCGCCTTATCCGCCGACACATACCGAAAGGGGAAGATTTTGACGAGAAGCAGGACCGGGACATTGAATATATAGAAAACTGGATAAACAACTATCCAAGGGGGATTTTTGGTTTTAAGACATCCGCCCAACTCTTTGAAGAGGAAATAAGGAAACTGGCTTAGAAAAAAATTCAAAAACTTGTCGCAAAACTATTGACAAAATATATTGCTGAGTTGTAAAATCAAATGCGACAAGGGTTAATACTCTATCGCATTTGATTTTTTTATACAGAAAATCAAAGAGTGTAACAAGAGAATGAAACTCTTGTGGCACTCTTTTTTTATTGCGAAGAAAACAGAAAGAAAGGTGGTTGGACATGAGAAAAGGAGCGAAGCGGCTTAATTATGCAGATAGGCAGCGGATTGAGAGTATGAAGAAATCCGGGGCAAAGGTTACAGAGATTGCCCAGGCGGTGGGAGTACACCGGGCCACTATCTACAACGAATTGAAGCGTGGCGGAGAACCTTACCGTGCAGAAATAGCACAGAAAGCGTTATAAACGCCGCCCGGCAGCAGGGCAGGAAAGTGAGGAACTTAACATGAAGCAAAGAACACTTTACCAGGTGCGAGTTACCCAGGAAATCCCGTTTTGTGATTATGACGAGGACGGGGAAGAAACCAAGGTAAGCAGCGGACGCATAGAAGAGTATGTGGCCGGGAGATTTTCAGCAGAGCATAACGCAAAACTCTTTGCGGAAGCATTGAAAAACAAGATTGCAGAGGGAAGCGACTATGTGACAAATTGCTTTACGCCGAAAGTCTCAATTATAAAAATAATCCAAACGGAAGAGTTGGTGGACTGATAGAAAAAAGGGTGATGGCTTTAATATGAGCAAGTGCATTGTGAAAATTTTAAGAGACGAAACGCCGGGCGGATTGGCGGAGAAAATCAACAGGGAATTAGAGGAAAATACACGGTCATGGGACACGGTAACGGGTATCAAATACCAGGTGGCAGTAATTCCGATTATGAGAGGAAAAGAAATCGCCGGGTTTAAAACGGAATATTCCGCACTTATACCAGGGTAATGAATTTAGAAAGCGAGGAACTTAACATGGAAAAAATACCGGAATGGATTTATGCACCAACAAACTTTTCCCCGGAACTGGAAAAGACATTTGCGGCAGTAGAAAAAGCCCTGGGCTTTAAACTGTTTATTTGGCAGAAAACATTTATTGCCAACACAACATATAGACGGAGCGGAAGAACTACGGCGGAAATATTACGGGATTTATTGAATGTATCAAAACCGCCCTTAGATTACACCAAACCAGTAGCGGACCACATGGAGCGGTTTTATAGAGAAGAGACACGGGAAATAAAGGCGAAACTGGACGCCGCCGGAATACCAACAAGGACTGTTTTCTTTTCCAGGCAGGAGAAAGAGAAATATTACAGTGAAGCGGAAACCGGGAAGCAGGAGAAAAATACAATACCGGAATTTACGCCGGAATATGGAAAGAGGATATGGCTATGAAAAACACGGCAGAAATGACACTGGGAAGTCTTTTTGACGGAATAGCCGGGTTTCCATTGGCGGCCAGGCGGCAGGGTATCAAAACGGTATGGGTAAGCGAGATAGAGCCGGATTGTATAGACATAGCAAAGCGGCACTTCCCGGAAGCCCTACAACTGGGAGACATTACACAGATAGACGGGGCAAAAATCCCCGTTGTGGATATTATCAGTTTTGGAAGCCCTTGCCAAGATTTGAGCGTTGCCGGGAGACAAGCAGGGCTTAACGGTTCCCGTTCCGGCCTATTCATGGAAGCCGTGAGAATAACCAGGGAAATGAGGGAAAAGACAAATGGACAATATCCAAAATATATCATTTGGGAAAATGTGGCCGGGGCTTTTTCAAGCAATAAAGGCGAGGACTTCCGCCGGGTCCTGGAAGAAATCACACAGAGCAACATTTCAATGCCTAAAAGTGGGAAATGGGCAACCGCCGGAATGGTTGGAAATGAGGGACCAGGGGGGGGACGTTCAGTGTACCGCATGGCGATTGCTTGACGCTCAATTTTGGGGAGTGCCCCAACGTAGAAAACGTATCTACCTTGTCAATGATTTTGGAAACGGACGTGCCGGACAAATACTTTTTGAGTGCGAAAGCGTGTTGGGGTATCATTCGCAGGGCGGAGCAGAGAAACAAGGAAATTCCGGTAATTCTGAAAATAGCCTTACTGGAACGGATTGCAGAGGAATGGCAGAGGACGCAGACGGACAAATGAAATTAGATTTTGGCCGCACCGCAGACAGAATTTACATAAACGCCAAAACAAGCGTAACGCTCATGGGAAACGCCGGGGGCGGCGGTGGGAAAACGGGCTTATGTTTACTTCCCGTCTACACCATTGCCGGAAATGTGATTGGCAGGAACGAGAAAAACGGCGGCCACCAGTTGGGCGTAAATCAAGACATAGCCCCAACGCTTACGGGTGCGGACCGGCACGCCGTAGCGTATGCCGCCGGGTTTCTTCCGAAAGCAGGAGCAAAGGCCGGGGGAATTGGATATACAGAGGAAGCAAGCCCAACGCTTATGTCTCAACACCGCCCGGCGGTAGTGTATGGATATACACAAAGCGGCTATGGAGAGTTTAAAGAGGGCGTGGGCACGTTGAAAAAGAGCCGAGGGGCAGCAGGGGGCGGAAGTGAAACCCTTGCCGTGATAATGGAACGAATTGCCGCAGCGGTTAAATACCGGGTCCGCCGCCTTACGCCGCTTGAATGTGAACGCCTGGACGGGTTCCCGGACGAATGGACAAGGTACGGGGCAAGTGGCAAAGAAATGTCCGACAATGCCCGTTACATGGCACTGGGCAATAGTATAGCGGTTCCATGTGCGGAGCGTGTTTTTATCGGCATAAAGAAAGCAGAAAGCGAGGAATGAAGAATGGGAGAAAAAGGGCTTTATTTTGCGGCGAGGGAAGCGGAAGAAATAGGCTTTTCTATTGCATTGGTGTACATACCGCAAGAAAAGGATTTGCAGTTTTCTATTATGTTGGGCAGTTACATGGTTGCTATTGGGTGGACATTTTAAAAGAAAGGAGTAAACAGAGCATGACAAATTTAGAAGTGTTTTTATTGATTGCGGTTTTATTGATACTCATAGGCGGCGGAGTAATTTTATACCTGGCACTGGCCGGGTTAGCCATTATCTATTCAATGGGTGCAAATGAAAGCCCAAGGGGACGCCGTATTTTCTTTGGTGTCCTGGGCGTGGTTATGATAGTTGCCTTTGTGTGTGCTTCCATTTATTTGCACAAGTACGGGTGGCCGTTATGAAGTTACGGGAATTTTTGACCGTATTTGAACAATCGGACAGATTACGGATTGTAAAGAATGAAAAGGACGTTTATACGGGGTTCCTGGCCCTCATGGCACACGCCGGGAACATGGAAGCACTTATGGACGCAGAGGTTAAGCGGTTCAGACCAACGCCAGAAATAAGACATAAGGAATGGCAAAACGTGGGCTTATGGCACCGTTGCAACCGCAGGAAACGCCGGATTATTCCTTTTCGGATTTGCAGATGAACCTATATAACACAATTTATTTATAGGAGAACGAGACATGGCAGAAATGACAATAACGGTAAAAATTGAAGATTTACCGGAATTTAAGGCCAGGCTTGCCAGGATAAAGAAAATTATGCGGCGGCGTGCCTGGGTAAACGGTCATAGGACCGGGAAAGCGAGGAAAAGCACATGGAAAAGAGCGTGACACCATTAAACGGAATTGTGGAGCCGGATTTTTTGGAATACCTGGACAAGACATTTAAGCGGTGGCAGCAGTTAGCCGACCAGGGCGTGACACTGGGCAGCCGTGAGATTGCAAAATTGACAGATACCGTATATGGGGCGAAACTTAACGCCCGTTATGGATTTGAAGCAGTTGCACGCCGGGAACCGGACGAAGAGGGCCAGGACCGTTTTACCCTTATGATTTACAAGAACCGTGAAGCGGTGGAAAATGACCCACCACTTTATCATTTCACAACACCAATTCACAGATAAGAAAGCGAGGAATTTAACATGGGATTTATGGACGGATTTACAAGTGACGGAACCGTGGACATGAAGCACACGGAATATTACAACCTTATGAAAGAAGCGGCAAAAGCGGAATTGTTGAGCAATGCGGTAAAAGCGGAAGTGCCGGGCTTTTATATCCAGGCAATGATTACCGGAAAAAAGCCGGAATTTTTAAGCGAACTGAAAGCAGAGGAAGCGGACACGGGCTTTCATGCGGAATATGAGCAGATTACCGGGGCAGTTGTTTCCATGTTTGAAGCATGGACGGAAGAAAACGGCGTGGAGAGTGCCGCCGCTTCTTTGCACCGCCTTATTGATACCCTGGAAGTAAACCGCATTGACGAATTAAGGACGATTAAGGGAAACCAGGAAGAATACAGAAAGAAGTTGGAAGCAGTATTTGAAGAAATGGGAAACACCATGGAAGCCATGGCAAAAACGCCACCAATTAACGTATGTATAGATTTTGGGAGCAAGAAAGGCCATGTGGCAGCAGGAGAACCGGAAGAGGGAAAGACCCAGGGCCGTGATTGTTGGAGTTGCCGGACGTGTGGAAATACAAAGCCCGTAAGCATGGACGTGGAGAAATGCCGGGAGTGCGAGGACGGGAGCCAATACACGGAAGCAGACACGCCGGACGAGAAAAGCCACGAAATGGAGAGCGAAGAGGAAAGCGAGGAACCGGACAATGGCAATGAATGAGTTAAGAAAAGAAGTGGAAGCCGCCGCAATGGCGGAATTAAACCGGGCAAATGCAAAGTTTCCTTTATTCAATAGCACACATGAGGGTTACGCCGTCATTTTAGAGGAAGCAGAGGAAGCCCAGGAAGCAATGGAAAACGTAAAAACTTCCCTGGCCGTCCTTTGGGACCGGGTAAAAGGCATAGAAGTGGCGTGCTTCCTGGACGAAGATACCACACCAACGGCAATTTTCCATCAGGCCATTGACGCCGCTTGTGAAATGGTGCAGACGGCGGCCATGCTTTTAAAGTATGAAATGAGCCTGGGGACAAAGGCAGGAGAGAAAGGAGAAAACACACATGGCGATTTATGCGGTTGATTTTGACAACACACTGGCAGTTACCAGGTTCCCGGAAATCGTGGAGCCAAAACGAAAGATAGTAGCGGCGGTTAAAATGCTCAAAGCAAACGGCCACAAAGTCATTCTTTGGACGAGCCGGGCAGGGCGTGACCTGGAAGCGGCGGTGGAATGGTGCCGCGGCCAGGGCTTAGAGTTTGATGCTGTGAATGAACCTTTGCCGGAGCAGGTGGCAAGGTGGGGGAACGACACAAGAAAGGTTTATGCAGATTTTTACATAGATGACAAAGCTATGAGCGTAAGCGAGTTGGAAGCCATTATGGACAAAGTGGTGGACATTGTGGGCGAGTATGTAAACCAGTAGCAGGAAAG